TTGTAGATCTTCGAATGTCATACGGTCACCAGTCATAGCAAGGTTTGCACCTCTATATGGTACTTGTACAGCTCCTAAACTTAATCCAGGTAGTGTAACTTGAGTACAAAAATATTCAAGGTTAGGATACTCGTTAGCATCCATTTTAAATCTAAATCCTACAGGACTTAAAAAATTCTTATTTGCTGTTAGACTTGCCATTCTTCTCTTCCTCTTCTATCTTTTCACGTTCAGATTCCCACCAATTCCAGCGGCCATCTACGTCTTTTTCTTTTTCCATATATCTATTTATACAAAAAGAGGGCCGAAACCCTCTAGTGTTATACTTATTTCTCGTTTACAAATGCGTTTAATGATCTTGCTGTCGCAATAACATCATCTGCAGTAATCTCAACGATCGGTAGCGGTGAATCTTTTCCACCGACACCTCCCTGTTCTATTCTAAAATAATGTGCATCGACTACGCGTTGCGCATTTGATTCTAATAGACCTTGTGCTTGGGATAATAAGTCGGCTCTGATTTCGAACCCACTCTTTGGGATAGTATTTTGGTTATACATATTTTTCTCCGTGTGTGTGTATGGCTTCTCTAAGTGAGTTACCTGCTATTATTTATACGCAAAAAAAAGGCCTCCGAAGAGACCTTTTTAAAGTTATTTAAAACTTTGGCTTACACCATGATGTCGTCAACACGGAAGATTCTGAAATAAGGGTTAGCTCTATCAGTACCTGTTCCATCGACAGCAACAAATGGGTTAGTAACCATACCATATCTAGTTTTGAAACCGATTCTTGGTTGGAAGTCCTCTTCGCCAATTGCTTTAACCATAGTTAAAGGAACGTAAGGGCAATAGAACATACCAGCGTCATAAGGATTAGAACCCCTATAACCTACACAAGCAAAGTCAATTGTTGCATAAGGATCGATATAAACTTTCAAACGGCCGTTAAGAACACCAGCAAAAGTATTACCAGTATCGTCAACGTTTAGATTTGAAGCAAGTGCAGGAGAGTAATCTAAAACGCCAGCAGCTGCAAGAGCAGAAGCAACATCAGAAGAACATATAACAAAGTTACCTTTTCCTCTTCTTGTTTCTTTAGCAATTACGTTTGCTTCTCTTTCGAGTTGCATTACTAGACCTTTAAATTTCTCAGCCATCCATCTTCCATCACTGTCAGTTCCGACATCAAAGATACCAGAAACAGCTGTTGAAGTTTGAAGTGCACCAATTTTAGCTTTAGTAAGAACTGTTCTTACCATTTCTCTATTGATTTCCGCAAGGATTTCAGAAGAAAGAATGTTAGCTAATTCGGATTCAGCATCTAAACCGTGAACGGCTTTAAGATCTTGTGCTAATTCCATTGTGTATTCAGCTTTAAGTGCTCTAGACTTAGCAGTTACAGTAGATTTCTCGATTGAGAAAGCCATTTCACCGAAAGCAGCACCAGCTCCACCTGACATACCACGTTGTTCTGCTGTGGCAGTCGGTAAACCTGTACCGAATGTGTTTGTGATATCAGCAGCTGCTGTATCAGCGATAGATCCATCAGTATCAGCATCGGTTGCACCGCCTAATCCTGTTGGTTCTGCTTGATGAGTACCAGTACCTGAAAAATCGGTATCGGCTTCACCAAATAAAGCTTCAGTTCCAGCTTGTGTGCTGTATCTTGACTTCATTGCGAAGATAAGACCAGTTGGTCCTGTCATCGGTTGAACACCAGCGATATCGTAAGCGATAAGGTTTGGCATTGCGCGCCTTACTAAAGAGATAAGTACAGGATCAAAGTTAGAAATCCCAGAGCCAGTCGCGTTAGCGTGGGCTTCTGTGACGTTTCCAAAACTTTGTTGTACTCTTTCTTCTTGTAGAGCGATTTCTTGGTTTTCCAAGAGTCGAGCTGTAACTGCTTGCTTGTACTTGCTTTCTATAGCTGGAGCATCTCCGTGCTCAAGTACTGGCTGCCACTTTTCGACTAATTTATTATCTGCGTTAAACATTTTTGTTTCCCCTATATGATAATTATTTAAGTGATTTAGTTATTGCTTGTGTGTATCTGCTCATTGAGTCAGAAAGATCAGCCGTAGCTTCTCCGTCCGATACGATGGCCGCATCTACTTCAGATTCAGCTTCTTCAGTAACATTTGTAAAGTATGATTCTTTAACAGTTTTTACTTTCATTTCGAAAGTTTCTTTGTCTTCAAAATCAATAGCTTCCACTAATGATGCTAATTTTTCTGCTTCTGTGTCAGCAAGTCCTAAAGATTGTTCCCTTACAATTTCAGCTCTTTCAAAAGATTGAGTTGATGAATGTAAAGAAATATTTTCTTCTGTGGATTTATTGAGCGCTTCTTCTAGTTCAGAAACTTGATCGGCTAAATCGTCGATTAAGTCTGCTTTACCTTCCGGTACTTCAATATAATGTTCCTTAAAGACTGTTTGTAAAGAAGCCATAAAGTCTTCAGCAATTTCAGTCCTAAGACCTGTGCTTACTGCAACTTCGTTTTCTTTCATCCAGTTCTCAACAACGTATCCTAAGTAGTTATCTACTTTTTCTACGAGTGAAGTTTGAAGCTCATTAACTTCTTCTTCAAGGTTTTGCGCGTATTCAGATTCTAGTCTGTCAATTTCTGCACTTACTTTACTTTGTAAAGCAGCTTCAAAAACTACACCAGCTTTGTTTCTAAATCCATCTGATAACGTAGCTTCTTCAGAAACTAAAGCATCTAAATCTTCTGAATAGTCGATATGCGATACATCAGTACCTTCGTCTTCTTCAGCTGATTCGATTACTCGAACGCCTTCGTTTGTTACCATTTTTTTGAAAATAGCTTGCGCTTCTATTTTCTTTGCCTTTTTCAGCATCTCGACTGCAGCGTTTATAACACCAGCTTTCGTTTTCGGAACAGATACTTCGACAGTTTCTTCTTCATCTTCGTCTTCAGGTTCTTCACCTTCGTCGTCAGAATCTTTTTCATCTTCGTCTTCTTCTTCTTCCTTAACTTTCGCTTTTGCTTCAACAACTTCTTCAGTGTCTTCTACAACTCCCTCGTCTTCAACTTCAGTTTCAACGAGCTCGTCAGTAGTTTCAACAACTTCTGAGGTCTCTGCATCTTGAGATTCGTCTATAAGGACTTCGTTTTTCACGTCTTCATTTGACATATTATTCTCCCAATTTAAAGGATTAAAGTTTAGAGAGGAAATTTTTAAACGCTCTGATCTCTGCTTCAGCTAAATGCTTCTGCGGAGTACGCTTTATTTCAGTCTCAATCTTTTCAAGGTCTTCAACAACAAATATACCGTTATTCCATATCCAATCAACACCTTCCATTATTCCATTGACAAACGCCCCTGGAGCGGAAGGGTCTTGGACTATATCTACTGTGGCAAGCATAAAATCCTTACCCACGTAACTAGTACCATTCTTTTGTTCAAGACTACCCATACCACGACTTGATACACCAAGCTTAACTCCACCATCGAGCAAACCGCTAACGATTTGTCCCATAGGGGTATTAAGTATTGATGCTTTTCCATAAACATCACTTCCTTCGAATCGAAGTTCTGTGATCTTATGAGAAACTTTATCTAGATTAATAGTAGGACCTTCTGGATGATTTAACTCACCTACAGCTCTGCCCTTACTAACTTGCTCGTCAACATATTTTTTGACTGCACCTTCTAGTATACTTTTTTCATATATGCGGCCGTTCCGATTTTTCTTATCGGCCTGCATGAACACGCCTTCTATGACGTGTTGTTTGCCACCACTTTTGGTGGCTTCGGTGTAACATTCAATGCTACTATCCGTATATTCTGCTATTAGCTTCATATTTTATTCTTCTTCTTGTTTTACAGCTTCAGGTGCTTCTTCGCCGGCTTCAGCTCTTCGCTGAACCATAGTTGAACCTAATTCAACCTTTTTGGCGTCTAATGCAGCGGTTAGTTTACTGTTTATTACTTCAGCAAATTCTTTCCCAGCTGCAACGTTGTCACCATCTTTGATGCTGTTGATTAAATCTAATGTTGCCATTCTGTTTCCTCTTTATATATTTATAATAATTTATAAGTCAAGGTCGTCTACATCATCTTCGTCGTCACCTTCGAGTTCTTTTTCAGCATCGATTTGTTTACCAATGATTGCTATTTCGTCGTCGGAGAACATTAAGACTTTCTTACGTACCCATTCATTTGAGATATATTTACCAACGTATTCGTCTACGGTGGCTAGCATCTCAAATCTCTCTCTCTGCATTTCATTTTCTTTGAGTTCACTAAAGTAATTATCTTCTATAAAATCGAAGACAATGTCTTCTTTGAATAGTTTCCAATCGGCTTTAGTAATAACACCCTTTAACAATAACTGAGTTTTCAGTGCTTGTAAAAAGACATCAGAGAATCTTTTGCGAAGTCTATCAATAAACTTCTTAAATTTAACTTCGTCTCTACTTATTTCAGTAGCTCTACCAAGTGTAAATTGTTGTTCTTGTTCTAATCTTTGAATTGGGACATTAAGAGATCTGTATAATTTCTTTTGGAAATATATAATATCATCAATTTGTCCAAGATTTTCTCCACCAGGTAGAGTAGTAATTTCTGTACCTCTTCCACCCTCTCGTCTTGGTAAGAAGAAATCTTCCAACATAGACATGTGTTTACGGTCATCTTTAATATCACCAGTATTTGCATCGTATACCATCTTGTTACGATACTTATTCATAATGTTAGACAGATATTCTTCTGCTTTACCCTTAGGTAAATTACCAACATCAATATAGAATATTCTTCTTTCTGGTGCTCTACTTATTCTGTAGATTACAAGTGAATCTTCCATCATTCGGAGTTGATTCACAGGCTTAAGTGCTTTTTGCAAATAAGATAAAATTCGTTTTCTGCTTGGATCTAACATACCTGAAGTCGCATATATTATTGCGTCAGGGTGTATTTTCAAACCTTCGTCTGCCATATTCATAGCACTATCTTGGAATAAAAAATATTCCTGTTGCTTTACAATAATTTTAGCTCCGGTTTTAGGATCTTCTTTTTCTTCGATCTCTTTAACTTTTCTAAGTTTGATTGGATCGATATAGCGCAATTCTTTAATTCCGCCCTTTGGGTTCTTATCATCGATGATAACGTGATAAGGTAACCTTCCATCTATATACCATTTACGGAAGATGTCATGACCATAAGAGTTAAAGCTCATTAAAGCTAGAATTTCATCAAATTCCGCTCTCATAGTTTTTTTAATTGATGTTGATGCTGTTACTTTATCAAGAATTATTTCAACTGGAGCTTCATCATAGCTACCTACGATGCTCTCATTTACAATATCTTCAACAGCTGCATCACACTCTGGTTGTGAAGCTGCATCTCTATATTTTAATAATAATTCTATCTCATTCTTTGCTTTATCTCCGTCGATATCAACATATGCACCAAAGTGCCCGCCGCTGGATATTACACCTGCGCCATCTTCATCAGTATTAGGTACAAAAGAGGCACGCTCTGGTGCTTTTGTATCTTTTCTGTTTATCTCGAAGCCGAAAAATTCTGCCATAATTTAGTTCCTAATAGTCGGCGGTGCCTTATCGACACCGCTTCATATATTATTTATACTACTTTTAAAAGTAACTTTTAAGTTGTAGTATCTGATTCCCAGTATTGTACTTGGAGTTCAACTGTGAATTCTGAAAGTGTGTTTTCAGAATCATAGTTTACGTCGATTGCACTCACGTTAGTTGGGAAAGCCCCTCTAACATTATACGTCTTGGTTACAACACCTGCTTTGTTTAATTGCTCAATAATTACATCAGCTTCATAATCCACAGGATTAGCTAAGCCAGTATTATTACTGTGTTCATTAATACCATTCATCCATCTTTCGAATGCACCCCTAACTACGAAATCAACATCGTTGATAACTGTTAAAGAGATTGGTTCAAAAGTTCTGTCACCCGCTAATTGCAGTTGACGTCCTCTGAAAGGCACCATGATTGGAGCAATTACGCTAGAAGGTATTTGTGCACCTTTACACAAAAATGATGTTAGTTCAACATCTCCTTGCGCATAACTTGGGAAGTTGACTGTGGCCTTGAACATGTTTGATCTTGCACCACCTCCAACTAATTTCGATTTAAAATCGTCTACACCTAGTATTGCCATTATATTCTCCTATTAACTACCGGCGATTTCTGAGAAATCGACACCAGTCCTAGTTGCTACAAAGTTTAATGTAATGAAGTTAATAGATCTTGCAGGTTTCAAATAGATATCTGCTATAAATTTATTAGTGTCAATTACATTTCCAGTGTTGTTAGTTGTATCGCAAACGACTAAGAAATCTGTTAGTCCTCTACGCCCCTTTACTTCTCTGAGGAAAGGCTCAACCGCGTTTTTAAATTGAGCTCTCGTGAACTCGTCATTAAATTCGAATAGTTGCGCTTTAGCCGCAGTAGAAATTGCTTTTTCTAAAGTATTAAACAATCTACGTACGTTAATACGATCGAAAGCAGAAGGCTTAGATAAAAGTGTTTTGTCTCCAAAAAGAAGTGTTCCTTGACCAGGAAGACTTACTATCGGGTTTACTCTTGCTTTATAAAGAGTATCTCTATCAGCTTGCTTTGGATTGAAAGCTAATTTAGTAACACCAAATAGTTGACCACGCGTTACACCTGCTGGTGAGAACCATGCGTCAGCTGTCCTATCGGTCGCAGCACATAAACCTGCGATATGACCAGAAGCACCAATCCAACGATAAGTATCATTGTATTTGTCATAGACATAAAGTGCTGTCGAATCTGCCGCTGCATAACTTGAAGAAGTTAATGCATCAGCCCATGCTTTCACATCGACTGTTGGAGTAGAGCTACCTACTGTATCTTCGATTGGAGGAGACACAAAAGCTACGCAATCTTTTCTTGCGGCTGCAATAGAGATTAAATCGTTAGCGATTGTAGTTGCACCATTAGCATCTGGATATGCGAATAGTAAGTTTACATCTACTGTTTCAGCATCTTCTAACAAGTCGAAACCTGTTTGAATATTGCCTGTAGTAGGTGAGTTGCCGTCAACACCACCAGCTAAAGAAGAATCTATAGCGGAAGTTGATCCGGCGATTGATGCTGCGCTGCTAATTGCAGACCCAGCGTTTGTTAATGCCCCAGGATGATCCATCCATCTAATGTATTGTGAATTATTATTAATCACGTCTACATAGTAGTTAGAAGTGCCATCTGCTTTTTTAGCATCTGACCCCTGTGACATGAAAGCGAATGATTCTAAAACAGTTCCAGCTGTTCCAGAAAATAATCCGTTTTCGTCAATAACAGCAACATGAAGTTCGTCACCATATGTGGTGGCGCGCCCTAAGCTTATGGCATAATCAGAAGTGCCAGGAGCAGCATCAAAAGAACTTTGATACGTGTAACCTGTCCAACTAGATATGCCTTCAGTGACAATAGAAACCTTTAAAGAATTTCCAAGAACTCCTGCGTATTTGGCTGCCCAATTACCACTAGTTCCTTGTCCTGTGCTATAGCTATTTTCATATATACTATCATTTTTTATTAAAAGTCCGTTACCGTCAGACGTGGCGTTTTCAGCCGATGTCTGAGCAACACGAACCACTTTCAGAGCGTTGCCGTATTTTAAAAATGCAGCAGCAGTTAGAAAGTATTTTGCAGTATTGGTGTCCGGTGTTCCGAATTTGTCAGCTAGATCTTTTTCAGATGTAACACTAACAACTTCTTCAATAGGTCCCCAATTTAAAGCACCTGCGAATCCACCTATACTGGTTGATACCGCTGGTATTACGTTCGTCGCGTCAATTTCCTTGACCTGAACGCCTGGTGATACTTGAAATGCCATCGCTTTACCCTCTCAATGAGTTAGTTTATATTAAGTTCCCATAATACGTTAAGAAACACACCTGTGTTTCATTCATACTTATATTTATAACATCTAAAATCCTAAGAATTACCATCTATTAGTAGTAGAAGTATCTTCTTCGAACCAAACGTTACCCTCGTCGTCTTTTATTGGTGCATCAGGACTGCCATTTTGTATAAAACCGAATGGAACGACATCGTCCTGTATTGCTTTTAACTGTTCTTTGTATAACATATTTTTCATGTCAATATCAGTTAAGCCCATGAATACATCTGTTGTTGTAAACCAGGCAAACAGTACCAAATTCATCATCAAATCGTCATGATTTGTTAGAGATGCTTCATATGAGGTTCCTTTCGCAACGAAAGTGCTCATTTCTACTATAGTATTAGCATCTACTATGTGTAATTTCTTTTGTTCTATTAAATCTTTAATGCTAGAACAACCTATTCGTTTAACTCTACGCGTCATAGTAGCACCAATTGCTCCTTTTTTAACCGTAGATTCAACAAACATGTTCTCGTATTCTAAATCATAGTACAATCCATTACATACAACCACTCCTTGGTCGTTAGATTCTACTATAACATATGCTTCGTTATATAGATTTGCGTATTTATATATTAAATCTGGGTACAATAGAGGAGAAATTTGGTTATCTCTAAATACTGCAACCTGTTTAAACGGATTTACTGATACATCTATCACAGTAAA